ATAACATTTAATTACAACAATGACCTACCCCAATTTAAAGGACAGGTCATTGTTGGTTCGTTTTCAGTTGATGTGGTGGTGCAGATGACACAAAAGGCGAACCTTTTCCAATATGTAAATCACAGATATCCACTTCGACTGATCATGCCTCTATAATACACAAGAGCCTACCCATTTGGATAGGCTCTTATTTTATAATTCAAACGTGCTGCGAATTAATTCAGAAACACTCATATCTTTGCTCTGTGCGATTTCTTTCAATTTGGTAAACTCCGCATCATTAAGAGATATCACTCTCTGCTTTCTGCGGTTTTCTTTCCCTACTGTGATAGGCGCTCCGGCCCCCTCACGATTTCCGCCCCATGTGTTTTTGCTCATATCATATATCTCCATTTCTTTTGGCAATCTAACATTCTATTATTTTTAATGCCTCTTAAATAGTTGAAATCCGATGTGGATAGGTTGGCTGTATCTACAAATATCGATTTATCTTCCTCATCCGCCAAAATATACTCACCAAACTCCGGTGAATAGACTAAAAATTCTACATCCACAAATTTCACATCAATTTCCGAAAAATCGACTTCGTATTTTGCCCTCAGAGGCTCTTCAAATATCTTTGGAATATAAATCCCTTTGATATTGTTTACAGGTACCTCAGAGGCGATATATTCGATATATTCGCCCTTATTGATATCAAAATCATCGATTTCGTTCAAAATAGCATCATTTATATCAACTTCTATCAATACAAGACCATAATGCATGAAACTATCGCCTTGATTTAATGCCTCAAACAAGTAAACCACATCCTTTGAATTATTGGAGCGATTTCCATCGCCCCAATTATCGTTTCCGGTTTTGCTGATCGGCAAGATGCCATTTTTCAATATGTTATTCAAATCTAGGATATCTACATTCTTGTATAGTTTCATGATTCATAGCCTCTTATTTAATGCCTTTGATTGTTTTAACTTTCATACCTTGCATAGTCCAACTGCGATATACCATCTTGATTGTTTCTAAACCTTTTAATTCATTTACAAGGTCTTTCAAACCATAACCCCAAATATCGGATTCATAACCACCCATAACAACGATGTACATACTGCCATCTTTTTTGATTTTAATATCTGTTGTGTTGTTGATAGTGTTTAATTTGTTTTCAAGTTGTTTGCAAGTTCTAATCATTTTGGTATCTCCTTTATTAACTCCGTACCTTTATCTTGATTATATTATATAACATATTCAAGAGGAATGCAAGTCTTTTTTCGAAATTTTTTGCAAAAAAATAAAGGGTACCTACATTTCTGTAGATACCCTTATTTAATCAGCAAAGTTCAATCCATGTGTCCACCTTCACATGGTAAGGAGATTATGGATCACCCCCACATTATCGATGAAATGCACCAATCAAGAATAGTGCTGCGTTACTTATTGCCCAAGTATCACGCTGCCTTCTTAGGCGCTTTTCCGTGTCATGGTTTCGCTTGATTTCGTTCTTCAATTCGTCTAACGAGTTCGAGGCTTGCCCTAATGTGTTCGCTTGCTGCGTTATTACTTTCGAGGCTTGTTCCAACTCTTCGCCCTGTTTCTTGTTGATATCCTTCAAGGCGATTAAGTCCTTCGCCCTCTCTTCGTTGATAATCTTCAATTCTCTCAATTCGCTCTCTTGCTTGACTGTTAAGGCTTGCGCCTCGGTCAATGATAAGTTTGAGTTGCTGATTGAGTTTTCGGCTTTCATCAAGCGCTCTTTGAGTTGATTCCAATCGCTCAATGGCACGATTATAGTTGGCTCTTGCGGTGAAGTAGCCTCTTGCGAGTTGGCCAATGCCAACGAGGAGCAACAAACAAATAGCACCAACAATAAGGCGCTTATAAGTAATCTGCTGTTTAATCGTTTCGATGTATGTCTTTGCTTTTTCATACATAATAACCCCCTAGTCGAGATCATTCCATCTTGCATCATATCCACGCACATCAACGTGGACAAAGTCTTGGTAATAATACTTACCAATCCCATCTGCACCACATTCCTCTGCAATTTGGGCCAAATAATCCACATCGATGCCATCATATGTGATATCAGCTGCAACACCTTGCGTATGGTAAGAGTTCTGAACACCACCAACTTCCTCATTATGGGCCTCACAACGATAACCACTTGTGATGATTAAAGGACATCCTAATCGCTCACGAATAGCATCGAGCAAATCCACCAATCGCTTATCGATGATATGGTCTAACTTATTAAGACCATTCTCATCAACTTCATGCCGGTGGCACTTGCACGCAAATTCAGATGACTCAAAATATGTACCTATCTCCATAGTATTATCCTTTCACAAATAATAAGAGGGCAGCTATCAGCCACCCTCTAATCCCTTATTTTTTTAAAATACCATCAATCTTGCTTTGAACTAATTCCAATAATCCTGTTATTGTTGTGTTCCCGCCATCTCGCATATTTTCGAGAATAGACAAGAACTCCACAGATGCGAGATATAGCCAAACAAGATTGACTGCGAATGCGTAATTGCCGGCCATAAAATCAAAGCACCATGCTCCGGCTGTAGCAATGCAATAGGTTAGCACTTTCGTAATAAAAGGCTTCCTCATATGCTTAGATGATATCAACCCTTTACCCCATGCGGCCGGAATTGCGATGTATTTATCAATGCCACCGATATTCTCCGGCTTGGCACCCATATCAATCAACATTTGATATCCGATTGCACTCCATTTGGTTAAAAGGTCAAGAAACACCAACATAATAAAAATGCCCAACACTTGAATATGTTTCAATCCAAGCACATATATCCCCACTTCGGCCACAACTGCGAGTAAGGCCTTCAAGGCGAAGGATTCAGTCAACATTCGCCAAGCCTCTTCCAAGAAGTGTGTAATTTCTCCCATGCTTTCCCCTTACTACAAATATTATAAATGGTCTACCGCATTACCGGCGCCGATATATTTATGTGCGCTATCAGACCATTCAATTCGAGAGGATTGGAATCTAACAGCACTCACACCATCTTGCAATGTACCGATTTTAATAGGAGTTGCCAAATTATCACGATTAGCGAATGTAACATTTTGAGGATTTTCGACAATAATAGGAATATCACCAATGGCATTGTTATTGGTATCTCGGAAACTTTCCTCTCTTGTTACAGGGTTTACTTTTTTGCTTGTTTTGATTAGTACACTATCGATTTGAGTTACTAACCACTTGCCAAGTACTTTAAGGCTATTGGTTCCTGTGAAGTTTGTTACATCAATTTCTAATTTGCGACCAAACAAGGCATATCTTACACCATTTTCCTCGAATGTATCATCCGCATTGGAATGAACCTCTACACCTTTAATTTCTGCGCTGCCAACTTCACGATCAGCCAAATCATAATATTTAACCAAGATATTAGCAACTCCGAATGGTTCGATAGGAACACGCATATTGTCGCTCTCGAACACACGTTTCTCGCCACCATCAACAGAAACCTTGAAGTGAGGTTCACCTCTTAAATCGATGAAGGTTTGACCTACTAAAGGCTGAATATATTCGATTGGCTTGTAAGTTACGTTAATGGAATCGCCTAACAATTCAACCAATTTCGCAAGTACTGTTTCAACACTAGAATCTGCGAGATATACGTTCTTTTGTTTGAGCAATTCTGCTGCTCGTTCGGCGCTTGCCGGTTCACCTTTTGGCCCTCTTAGACCTTGTTCACCCTTTTCGCCACGCTCACCACGTTGGCCATCCTCGCCCTTTTCACCTCTTGGGCCTCTTAACCCTTCAAGCAAGTTGAAAATGGAATCTTTGTCTAATTTTAGAGTTAATGTGCTATCTGCCATGATTGTATCTCCTTATTAATGCATTGAAATATCCGGAATTACTGTGATTTTACCGATGCCGATTTTGATGCTGTTTGTGTCATTGTAAATGAACGCATCATACATCAAATTCCGGCTGATTATTTGCTTTTTAGCTGTTACTTTGCCTAAAAGCGTGAATGTGATTCTCTTATCCTCGATTATCGGCTCCAACTCGAAGATAACCCCTTCATCGTGCCTTTTACGGATTTTGCACACACCTTGAAATCCATTGAGAGTCATGTCGCTATCAAATGGAACCTCATAGATGATGCGGAAATCTTGGCCTTGATGAAGTTCAAAATCGTGTTTGACCATAAGCCACCACCTTGTAAATTAAAACTATCGCCTAATGGCTATACACAACACAAATAAAGTGCCAATGCCTGTAGTAACTAACCTACCATAATTAGTATCTCCGCCGGTAATAGAGGCCGAATAAGCTGCACACTTATCATCGTAATCGATGCCGGCATTCACTCCATGATCGTAGCTTTTGTGTGAGATAAATTTAGAGAATTGAATTTTCAAATTAGTAGGCTTATAGTTATAGCGGCTTTCTTCTCGTCTCCATTCTTCTCTTTTAGGAGCCTTTTGCTCTACGTTGTAACCTACAGGAATAAACGTGCAATCCGCTCGGTTATACCCTTTTGGAACAGGGCAATAATCACCATGTCGCACTTGGAACACTTGAATGTCGAGATTCTTAACCTCGAAACCGGCTTGATAAATTGATTGAGCATCTATTCTCGAACCGGTGATATTAGCACCTACAATATTGCCATTTGCATCAATTCTGAATGTATTGTTGGCATTCTTGAAGGTGGTTCCTGTGATGCTGCCACCTTTTAATGAACCGATGTTTGCTGAAATAGAGGATAAACTATCCACTTGCATTTTGTCGGCTGAAACAGAGCCGGCCTGTAGCATTTTCTTTGTAACAATATTATCATCAAACAAGGCTTGCCCTGTAACGTGCAGCAATTTACCATCAATGCGAGTGCCGGCCGGTGTGAGGTTGATGCGGCTTATGAGTTCCTTGCCATCGAGTTTGCCAATGGCTTGTGTAACCTTTAACTCAACCCCTTGTGAGATTTGGGTTATTTGAGAGGTTACATTTTTATTGAGGTCTGACAATGATCGTTGATATGCGTTTGCTTGGTCGATGATTCTGCTGCTTAAACCATTCACATTGGTTTTTACAGTTCCCATCTCGCCCTGTAAGGCCTTAACAGCCTTATCCATAGCATCGAGTCCAAGTGATTCCATATCTAGTAGTGCCTTATCGATTTTGGCTTTTACAGTTACATCGATTGCATCTGTTCGAGGGCCTTCGCCAAATATATCAGTAAACGCAACACTTACTGAATACACGCCGGCATCTAATGGAATGCTTATCACATTATTAGGTGTGAAATAAACTTTGGAACCAACATAGACATTCATGCCCTTGCACCCAACAGGAATTGACTCGGTAGATACCCCAATCCCATTCATACTGCCAACCGCTTGCACTTGACTCGGTTTCTTAGGTTGTGGAACATTATATGTTACTTCGGAAGGTGCGCCATAGCCTTTTGATGGGTTATGAGCATATAGGTACACTTTACCGCTCCGATTCCTTAATACACCACTATAGGTTGTGTTATTGCTGCGACCAATCAATCCATCATTTTGGCCAACCTTCAAATCAAGGCGAAGTTCATAGAAATCGATATCCGCATTCCTAACCTCTAACCAATTGAAGTGTGCCATATCGCTGAATGAGATGGAGAATCCTTGCGGTGCATTAGGCACCTCGGTTTTCATCGCCACAGTAATGCTCTTAGTAACACCTTGCGAAGTGTTGCCATGAGAGTCTTTGACCTTCAACTTCACTTCGTATGTATGCCCTAATTCGCAGCCACTTACTGTGATTTGTCCATTGCCGGAGCCACCATATTTCCATGTGCCATTAGGTTCACGATACCATAATTCGACTGTGTCCAAGCTGTTTATTGGCGGCACATCAAACTGAGCCACCACATCAAAGGAAAGGACACCATTGCCAATCTCGTAGTACTTAGTGAAGAGTGTTACATTGGACACTTCCGGAATGTAATAAGGCACGATGGTATATTGATAAGATTGAACCTCATCAAGACCTTGCTCATTACTTCCAAATAAGTTCATCGATGTAAATTTGAGATATATTGTTTTGCCAATATCTTCCTTCCGATATGGATATCGGAATAAAGCCTCATCTACACGAACGAACCTTTCATCCGCATTGTGATTGATTGCGCTAGTACCATATTGACCTCGAACCAATCCACGCAGCGTGAACCAATTATTAGGATGCACTTCAACATCCTCATAGCTGAGAGCCTCACCATTCACCCAACAAAGCGTATTGCCACGTTCCGCATCAATGTGAGTGCCACTTTTTAGCACACCTTGATTGATGGTTACATTGCAGAAGTTACCATTCTGAGCAAAGCCATATTTTGTGCGGCCCATTCGAGCCTGTTGCGAGATATTGCCTATGCGTTGATATGTTTGGTCATTATCAGATAGCCACACGGAGCATCCGCCCCAACCACTTGGAGCATTTACCCCAACAAATATCTGATTGCCACCAACATCACCAACAGTTTGGAATATCGCCACATCATTGACACTTGGAGCCTCTTGATTGTAGTCCACAAAAGGTCTTTCATTCTCATGCACGTTGTATTTAGCCGGAGCATATGTGCCGGCCGGCTTGCCTTCTGCTGTCAGTTCGAGTTGCCCATCGGCTGCCTCGTTTACTGATGTGATCACAACGATTTGATGGTCTAATTGGCATGATTTGTCGGTTAGCGTTACCAAATCGCCAACCTCTAATGCACAAAAGGCCCAATCTAATCTGAATGTGTATTGCGTTTTAGCATATAGCCTTTTCATGGCTAATTGCTCGGCATAATACTGCGCTCGTGCTTTCGTGTAGAGATAATGTGCTGTTTTCTTTGATGCCGGTTTCAAGCCATTTCGCTGAACATCAGCCACCACCTCGAAGGACACAGTTTCCTTCTCATAACTATTTGCACGATTAATGAACTCAACTGTAGCCTCATTATATGCCTCACTTGAATCCTTCCGCTTATACAAAATTAGTTGACCATCAGAACCGGCAATGAAGTCATCTGCTGTCAAATCATATTGGATTTGGTTCGCCGGTGTCCAATCTCCGATAGGCTTATCGGCTAATGGTACGATTTTCAATCGGTCAGTAGACCAAAAGACCAAACTATTAGTGATTTCCGCAATATCATTGATGACTTGCTGTGCTTTCGCACTCTTCTGATTCGGTGGTGTGCTGATTAGGATATCAGCTGCCTTGCAATATGCTCGGAAGTTATCAATCCCATCAATCACCACATCAGCGCCAACAGATTGCAACACATGGACAATGTAATCAGCCGGATTCACATCGACTCCATCGCCTGTTTCGAGGAGTTTCCCTTGAATCTCGAAGTTATACTGAGGAAGGCTCCCTCTATCCCCTAAATCGACTACACCGGCCATATATGCCAAGCCACTATAAGGCAATGCCTTATCCGGATGCTTGGATAACATATAAGGCCACGGAGTTTGACCATAATCACCTTTAAAAAGTGTTAGTTCAATTTTTTCATTAGGGTATTGGTACACCTCTTTATCTCGCCATACTTTACCGATGCCCTTGATTGGGCCTTCGCATAAGCCAATGGCTGCTGCTACAGTATAAGTGTAAGTGATCTCGGTATGTTTCGAGCCGCCGCCCTTGCCTGTCCGTGTAGTGCTTTTGTGTTCGTGTGCGGTGAAATCCTCATAATCGATGATATTCCCACTCACACGAGTTGTGCCTAGAATCTCCGGCACCACCTCGCCATATGATGCGGTGTTGATTTGGAAATCGGCAATCATATCGGCTCTATTTGTGGTATTTCTACCCCTACTGAATAAGAAACCCATCTTATTGCTCCTTTCTGTATCTATAAACCGCCCTCAAACGAGGTCTGCCCTTCTTGTCGAAGAACAGAGAATCATCTAATTTCGAGTAAATAACCCCATAATCCACAAAGGAATGAATCACTAGGCCATCACCAACATATATGGCACCATGACTGATGCATCTGCCATATTGGTAGAGAAGGAAATCACCTTCCTTGATTGGAGAGGTCATATCCACTTCATCTGCCACTTGCTGAACATATTTGAGATATTTCTCCTCGGAATGATGCAAATGCCATTCATTTGAATAGTTTTCAATTTCTAGCCAATCCGCTCGCATCACACCACTATCAACTAATGCTGCAACGAGCAAATAAGCACAATCAACACCTACACCACGAACCATTGTATTATTCATGTAAGGAGTGCCTAGCCACTTCTTGGCAGCATCTGAAATGCGTTGACCAACGCTCAAATTACTCATCGTATGCTCTCCTTCAATGGCACATAAGGTGTTGCCCTATTTCTACTGAAATTATTGAATTTATTCTTGCAGTCATTTGCTGTCTTATCGCATCCGGCGAAGATATAGAATGTATCTCCGACCTTCGGTGCGATTTCGAGCGCACTCATATAAACGATCACACCATTTTCAGACTTTAGAATCTGAGTGGATTGTCCGGCCAATGGGCCTGTTATCCAATCAATACCACCGGCAGCATAATAGCCATTAGCGAATGGAACATCAATGCGAATTGCATTTGTACCGGCTAATGCTGTAACTTTCCCCTTCTTTCGGTAGTTGTGGATATCAACTCCGCACTCTTTGGAATATATGCTGTAAGGGCATTGAGGATAATATCTGCGATTAGGGTATTCGATGTTTAGCTTTTGCACTATGGACTTTACATTCAGTTTTAATGTGAGGCCACCGCCTTGCGATACCTCACATAAACCTGTAAAAAGACCAATAACACCGATGATTTTGTTGGCATCATCAAAGAACGCTCGTTTGAGTGTGAACTCTGCACCATCAAAACCACCATTGTGTGCTACAGCCATAATTGGAACACCGCCAATCTTATCTCGTTCATCAGTCGAGATGCTAACAGTCATTTTATCCACACTAACTGTGCTATTAGTGGCTATCTTATCACGCACTATAATTGGGCCATCGCCTTTATAGATTTTAGAATCATAAGACACACTCGCCTCAGATTCTGACCAATAATAAGAAACACCACTCTTCAATCGCAACTCGTAGAGGTCGCAGCTATTAAAGTGTTTCTCGGTGTTAAGGTGATTCCTTAGCACCTCACTAACTTCCTTCATATTTGCCCCCTATCGTGTAGTTACTAATTTGAATGATTTTGATTTGTATACGTTTGTATAAACATATTCCGCTGTCATATCTCCGCTGAATCGAACGAGCCAATAATATGTGTAGTCGGCTGTGATTACAGAGTTAGGTGCGACTGTTTGACCGGCCGCCAACCTAATCACTCCCTTATCACTAACCGCTCTTATTGGTGAACCATCGGCATAGAGTTTCAGATTCTCGATATGATACACCGGTTCGAGATAATCACCGAACTTGCGAACAGCTTGCCATGAGCCATCTGAACCCACACCAAGCCGAATGCCTTTCTCGGTATTATCTTCCGGATCTAGCCACAGAAATGGAATTGTGCCACCCTTCACTTGTGAATAGAACCCCATCAACTCCTTGTATTGCTCCGGAGTTAAGACCTCAAATTCAGTTGTGATGGTGTACTGAGGATAGTTCCATGTGGTCATGGTTCGCACCTTGCCACTTCCGGAAGTTTTAACCTTAGTTTCCCATTTCTGTGCTTTGGATGATTTCCACCCTAATGATGTGATGTTTGGAAATTTTTTATAATCTGCCATAATCACCTACCATGTTCCTTCTGTTCCAATGAACTCTCTATCTTGGTTGACCATGAACTGTCTCAATGCTCTACCGCCACGAGATTCAAGGAACGAGCCGAAACTTTCTGAATCAATAGCACTCACATTGAGTGTGATGCCACCGCTTGCACCCTTTCCACCACTTGCATTGCTAATGCCTTCGCCTAATCTGTCGAACACAGTATCAGACAATGGGATTACAGCCTCTTCATATCTGCCCTCACCAATCTGTGCGATTGTTGGGCCATATGCTAAACCGCCACTTGCTAATTTAGGCATAGATTGTGCGCTCGAAAAACTTGCGAATCCACCACTTGCCGAACTCAAAGAGGTTGTAGTGGCCAATCCGGCTGCTGTCGAGGCCTGATATGCGGCCAATCCGGCTGTGGCACTCATGCCAAATGTAGCCATTGCCATTTGTTGGGCCAATGTTGCCCATGCCGGTGTTTGTGCCTGTGCTGCTGCGATACTTGTTGCAGTTTGTTGAGATTGTAGCATCTTGCCAAAGACAGCCTGTTTCACCTGTGCTGCAATCCATTGAGCCACGCTGTCAGCGATAGTTTTAAGGATTGCCTTGCCCATGTTTTGGAAAGCCTGTGTAACAGACATAGTGCCTTGCAAAAGACCGGAGATGCCTTCTTGCATCTTATCGATGCCGGCATTCATGGCCTCGAACATCACAGCCTGTCCATTCCAATGGCTATCCATCACAGCCTGTTGATACTCTTCCATCAATTGCTTGCGAAGGTCATAGTTTTGCTGCATCGCTACATATTCATCATTCAATGCGGTTTGTAAGGCCTCGAAATTCTGTGTTCGCATAGCCTCATCAATCGCCCATTTCTCATCAGCTAATGTGCGATGTTGCTCTAATGCCTTTTGCATGAACTCTTGATTCTTAGCCAAAATCTCATCATTCATTTGCTCTGTGAAAGCAATTCGACCATCTTCCATCACATCAAAGGCGATGCCTTTGGCTTTTAGAGAGTCGATATAATGTTGCTGCGACATTTTGTCCATTTTGACAAATTCATCAGTCATGTTCGCATAGCGATCTTGGATTTCATCAATGGCATTCGTATAATCTTGTGCCAATTGCATTGCCGGAGATACTGCCCCTGTTGAGTCTTTATCTGCTGTAGCAATAATGAAATCCTTCTGCATATCACGAATTTTGGTTTCGATAGCACGGAGTTTGGTGAACTCCTCTTGTTTGGCTTTGATGCGTTTATCGGTGTAGACCTCATCAAGGAGTTTTAAATCCTCTTGATAGTTTTTGTTGGCTGCCTTAGATTTTTCGAGTTCCTCACGTTCCTTCTTATATTGCAACTCAATCAATTCCACTTGATTGCCTTGCATTTCGAGGAAGGATTGAAGGATTTTCTCATGAATCTGCTTGGCCTCTTTGGCAAGATCTTCACCCTTACCATGGCCACCGCCACCACCTTTGCCACCTTTACCGGAGCCGACATCGGAACCACCGCCGCCACCACCACCGCCTACATCAAGACCACCACCGCCGCCATCAAGACCGCTTGTGATTTGACTTGCGATATCAACACCCTTATTGACGATATCTTGGGCCACATCGGCTGAGATTGTGTCTACTTGTTGGATTGCGGTGAATGTACCACCGAAGAATTTGGCAACTTTCTCGCCAACGCTGTTGAGTTTAGCTATAAGCCAATTCAAAGCCTCGATGATTTTATTTACACCCCACACAGCGGTGTGAACTACGCTCGACCATACTGCCGACATAGTTTCACTAAATCCACCGGCTGCCGCTTTAGATAAGCCAAATGCAGCTGCTAATGTGGCCAACAAGCCAACAACAATCGGAATAGGGTTAGCCATCAATACAGCGTTGAAAACCGCCTGTGCAGCAGATGCCAACAAGGTGCCTGTGCGAAGTGCTGCATATAAGCCGCGCAATATTGATGCACTAGCCGATAAACCAACCATCAACCCTGTAGTTACTAGAATGGCAACACCGAGCGCTGTTTTTGCAGCTGCCCACGCTTTCGTTGCCGCAGTTGTAACAATAGCAGCGGTTCTATATGCAAGAGTTTTCACAGTTAAAGTGGCTAATATAGTACTATGGGCAGCAACGATGGCCCTTTGCGCTATAAATGCAGCAGTAACACCAATTATTGCTGCTGCTACCGGTGGCATTGCTGTAGCAACTAACACCGCAAAACTTTTGACGATGTTGCCGACTGTAGACACTACCACTTTCATCGAGTTAAATGCTGCAGAAATTAATCCGATAGACACTTGGGCCACCGCTGCAACGGAACGAATAGCAATGCCAACACCTTCAAAGGCGGCCATAAACTCGCCACTTGATGTGATGCTTGCCAACTGTTCCAACACAGGAGTGAAGGCTTGAATAAATTGATTCTGAATGCTTTGACCTATGTCAGCGAATGTCATAGGGATTTCAGCGAACTTCTGATTCGTTTCCTCAGCACTTCCATATAGTGCATTTTTGATGATATCTGCTGTAATAAGACCTTGTGAGGATAGTTCCTTTAATTGACCTACACTCATGCCCATTTCTTGGGCAATGGATTGAGCCAACATCGGAGCATTCTCCATGATGGAGCGGAACTCATCACCTTGCAATTTACCACTCGCCATTGCTTGGGTAAGCTGATACATCGCACTTGTGGCCTCTTCAACACTCGCACCGGAGATTTTGAACTGCTTATTCAACTGCTCAACGAAGAATATAGCCTCATCATTGGAACTGAATGCATCTTTGGCCAACATATTCAATTTGGCAACGCTATCAGCCATTTCGAGATATCCGCCACGAGATCGTTGAGATGCAGCATATATCTTATCCATGATTTCCACAGTTGTTTGCGAACCATCATTGATTAGATTAATACGAGAGCGAATCTGTGCCATTTGGTCGGATAAGTTAGCTGCCCCAACAGCTAAATCCTTCACCGCTGTGGCTGCTACACCAATGCCGGTGGCTGCTGCGGCAATCTGCAAGCCTTTTCCTAGCTTGTTCATGGCTCCCTGTAAATCTTGCCCAAATACCTTCTGAGCCTTTTCAGAAATTTTGTCGAGTTCAGAGGATATATCACCGCCAAGCCTTTGTTTAGCTGCTTGCGAAACCTTATTCAAGGCACTTTCGGCATTGCTACTATCGGCACTTATGGTTATTTTGGTTTCAATATCTGCCATTGCCTAAATCTCACCCCCTTCTGCTCTAAATTCTTTAATAAATTGCTCTTCTAGTTGTTTCTTTTCGAGCGCTGTCATCGGATAAAGGATATCGATGAAATCCTTCGGCTCTACACCTTTACCCTTAGCCAATTGCGTATTCATGATATTAGCCACCCAAAAGGCTTTGTTTGTGTCTAATATGCGTTGTCTACGCTCATACCCCTTCACCATCTTATTGAACTCCATAGGCTGCAAATCCATGAGTTCCCAAGGCTTTAACTCTAAAACACTATAAGCAATTTCCTCAGCGTATCGGAGCCATTGAGAAAAAGAGGGGAGCGATTGCTCCCCATCTAGTTTTTTGGATTATTCTCCGACTCAATTGCTAATTTATCAGCATCGGTCATTTCGTTTGGGAACATTTGATAATAGAGTTGAGCGCCAAACACACCACTTGCAATCAAGGCCTTAGTAATAGGCAATTGAATAGCTGCAAGTGTGAGATTTTGTTCCTCATCCTCTAGCAGTTCGCCAATCAGTTCCATATATTTATTTGGATTTCTGCCATATTGTTTCATGCCAATCGCATAGCCGGAAATGATGCAGTTGATAGGCCATTGAACCATAGTCAACAATTCACTCACAGGCTTGCCAACAGCTGCCTCAAATTCCATGAGTCGCTGCATATTGAACATAATATATTCACCATGACCGAATAGATCACAATTAACTTTTTTCATCAGAGTTTCTCCTTAGCGCTAAAAATTTATATCGAACAGGATCGGTGATTAACCACCAATGCCGGCCGGTGCCGGTTGTAATTCAGACAATGGGCCAATGCCATTCAATTCGCCTTTGTAAGTTGCTACATCGTCATGTGGCGCACTTACAGACAATTCAGTTACAGATGCAATGCCTGTGAAGAATGTTTTGTCCGGATATTCAAACTTGATGTGAACATTATCACCATTCAAGAATGCTTTTTCGAGCAATTTCAAAGATTCTTCTTTAGGCATCAACAATGTTTCGATGCTGAAAGACCATTCTTTCAAACCGGCAATTGTAGATTTCCACCCACCGGAACCTTTGTGAGATGCATCGATGCTGTCAGCTTTACGAGATAAATCGCCACTACGTTGACCACCCAATAAAAGCCATTTGGCACCTGTGTTTTCGTTTGTGCCTGTATTTAAGTACAATAAATAATTCTTGCCGGCTGTCGGCATATCGGTCGCAGTAGGAACATAAAGTTTAGTTTCTGCCATTAGTAAATTCCCCCATTAGAATTAGATTGTTTTAGATCATACATTCGAGCCTCGAATCGGTACTGTGTGCCAATACATGGCCTTACAGAACCATTGTCGGCTGTCTTATTGGTACAGCGGATATCTACAATCTGAAATCCGCTGTCTTGTAATATGCAAACATCCTCATTGAGTTCGCCGCATTTGTTCCGGAAATCAATCAATATAGATTCGATTTCACTCTCCAATTTGCAGATGGCCTCATAAGCAACAGCAAAATCATCGGTATCGCTGCGAACCCAAGTTTCGAGATAGAACTCCTGTTTGAGCATCGCTTGAACTTTGCCATCCATTGGCAGCGTTTCGCCTCGACCTAACAATATAAGACCTTGCTCATCAACTCCGGCATTCATGGGATTTAAGAACCCAAGTTCTACCCTTCCGCCAAAGTCAGAGGATTCAATTGCATATTTAATTTTGTTTAGTAGTTCAAGCCACATATTAACCACCTCGATAGAGTGGAATTGTGCGATATCCTACATATTTACTTGGTTGCCCTGTCAACTGTTCAGCAGTCATCTGACCTTCGATTCTTGCGATTCTATCATTGATATATCGCAACTTCTTGGAGTAGTAGTCATCATCTTGCCCATTACGATTGTATTGTCCAATAAGCGATGCAGCCTTATTCATAGCGACCTCTCGGTAAGCGTAAAGCGTTACTAATTCATCAACTACAAATGACCTCACCACATCAGCGTTCGGAACTCCCAAACGCTTTGCCAATACATAGAGCCAAGACTCAGCCTTCTCAAAGTCAGATTCTCGAACATTAGGGCCTAAAAGTTCATCGTTGAACTTCATTTCTTGAAATTGATATAGCATCATCACACCCCTTACAGTTTTAGATGGAGATTGTTTCTGCTAGCGCTTACATTCACGCTCTCAGCCACATCATCGAGTGCTACATTCACAGCTTTGGAGAATATCCCTCGGATTCTATCTTGTGAGCGGTCTAATGCATCATACAAGAATGGATCCGCAGCAGTTCCCTTGTGATGCACCTTCTTGGCGAACACAAACCCATTCCCACCAACAGGCACCCATCGGAGTGCCTTCTTGGTATTTGGGAATATATCGTGTTCTTTCGTGCCTTCGTGTACAAAAGGGCCATAAGGTGCAACTTTATTATCAACATAGACCTCTGCAAGCCTATTGCTAATGAGTCGCACATCGATGGCTCTCTCCAATTGCCCTGTTCTTGATGTGAATCCATGATTTTCTTGCGCAGTTGATTGCACAACTGTGGCACTAGCCTTCACAGCCTGTGTTAGCCGCCTCTCAAAGATTCCTCGTGTATCCATCTATTTTTTACCGGATTTTGTTGGCTTTTCTTCTTCTTCCAAAGGTTCCAAAACAAAACCTTGTTCGATTAAAGCATCACGCACAGAATCATCATCGGTATATTTAACTTCGTTTAGTCGGATTAAGCGATATTTCTCCATAGTTACCCCCTATTAAGCGCCAATATTTGCCCATACAGCAGCTAAACGCTCATTTGGAACCCAAACGTCATGGAACTTGCGATAATCCATCGCCCATGCGTTTGCCTTTTGATATGTCATTGGATCAAAGATGCGCATTGTGTCTGTTTTAGAAACAGCGATTGGACTTCTGCGGCTCATGATAATCCAGTTCACACCTTTTGCAGCTGTGTCAGCCTTGAAACCACCGGCCTCTTGGCCTGTTGTTTTACCATCTTGGAACACGAACGCAGATTTCATGCGGTCGGATGTAACATTGATAATTGGAATATCGTTGTACATCTTAACTCGTGTATTGATTGCACCATGTTGGAATTGAGAAACATCAACTTGTTTTGCGAATTTCTCATTGTTGTTCAACAATTGTTGTGCTTTGTAGGACATGAGAATAACCAAATCATTAGCATCGCCAATAATGTCAAGGATGTTGTACAAGTCAGCATCTAACTTTTTCAACACATCAGCCTCAGCCGGATTGTATTGAGTTACTTTGTTGGCCTGTTTTGCCAATGCTGTGATTTTAGAGATACGATATGCATCAACTTCCGGAATCACACGAGTGCGTTGGAACTCTGCCATCACTTTTGTTGCGTTTGCTACGAAGTTGGATTCGTTCACAGTCATTGCATCCAATGTGAATTGTCGACCACGGTCTTGTGTCATGTTGTAGTCTTTGTAGGATAAGGAAACAGTACCTTTGTTATAACCTTCTTCTCGGTCATATGCTGCCAAGCCTTGCATGGACAATGTTGGGATTTTTACTGTATCGCCGCCATCATAAACAACATCACCGGCATTTACTTCCATAAAGCCTGTTGCTGCCTCCATCACCATTTGTTGGTCTAAAACTGTCTGAAAATTCTTTGCTGCCTCAATTGTGTTTAAAGCCATAATTCACCTCATATTGTTTGTAAAATAGATTAGCTTTTTGGCGGTTCTACACCGGCCAATTTAAACATTTCAGCGAGTTGGGAATTGCCACCCATTGCACCACCGCTCGCACCACTTCCGGCTTGTTGATTGGATTTAACTGCCCATGTTTTCCCTTCGAGATACGCAGAAGTGCATTCCTCGATACTACCGATAGAACCATCTTCCTTTGTCCATCCATAGGAACCATCTTCTTGAACCTTAATTTGTGGAGTGATTAGCTTGGCCAATTCTTGTGGATCAATCGCATTCGCTTTTGTTAGTGCTGCAATCGTTTGCGCACTAATTTCGGAATTTGTACGCTTTTCAATCTCTTCAAGGCGAGCCTTCTCGGATTGCTCATTCTTTTCCATAAGCGTTTTCACTTGCTTTTCAAGTGCAATGAACTCCGGACTCTTATCACCCTTGTGTGCCTCATACTCTTCGACCTTACCCTTTAACTCATCACGTGCTGAGGTTAGTTCGGTAATGGTTTTCTCGAATTTGAGGCGGTCGGATTTGGCACCCTCGTTGATGCGAGATATTTCGCCTTTAAAACCTTCAACAAGTTCCTTTCCACCTTCGAGATTTTCTAATTTGCTGTACAATTCTGCTAAACTCATGTTTCTTTCTCCTTTTCAACATGAAATTTGCCATCGTTCGGCTCCCCTAATTGATGGCAATATAAAAGGCCTATGAGTTCGCTCTCATAGGCCTGTAGGTCTAAATATTTGATTTTTTATCCGGCTCACGCAATTGGAATGGCTCATCATTCCAACCCCTCGCCAATGTAGTCCATGATGTTTTGCCTTTAGCCACTAACTTGCGACCTTCAACACCCAATAACTGCTCTTGATGTTGCTCTGATAGAGTATCGATATAAGCCTTACCGCCTTTTTCAATATTCTCGTGTGCAGCATCTATATCCACCTCGAAATCATATACAGGATGGCATAAGCACATACAATGAGGATGTGCCGGCAATCGTGGGAATTTATCTTTAGGATAGACACCTTTGCCAAGTCCATATAAGTCCGCATTCGCATAGAAATCGCAGATATCATATCTTGGATGTCTACTTCCTAACTTCCATTTCAAGGCTACTACATCAGGATCATTCATATATCGGCTCATCTGCCCATCAGCATATGCCCTCGCATTCTCTGTGCGAGCAATACGCTCGGCATGGTATCGAGCCTTCTCTTGAACAGCCACTTGAATTGCCCTGTTGAGGTCAATTGTGTTCCCATCTTCAACTGCTCGTATTACATCAGAATACGCAGCACGAAGGGATGGTGTAGTGTTCTGCTCAACTTTCCTTGCCGCTTGCCTAATGGTACGCTCGAAGGCTTGTTGACCTTCCTCATCGTTCCATTTAGGTCGCTTTAAGTTCTTTACTTTATTGACTACTTCCGGCAACTTGGCGAGTGGTATCTTACCACCATAGCCATATCCATCGAATATTGCCCTTGCGGTTTCGATATTACTCTTGCCTTGTTTAATTGCCTTCTTAATCTCAGCAGCCACATCCTTCCTCACTTGTGGTGATTTACCATGTAACCGCTCAGATAGTGTCAATTTATCGTGAGTCCATGCTTTCTGCATCGCCAATGAGATTGCCTTAGTTGAATATGGCATCTTATTTCGCTTTGCCCTCTTAGGGATTAGAACACTATGGAACCCACGTTTGAAATTATGCACCAAATTAGCCTGTAGAGGTGCCTCTAACATTTCCATAATAGGAAAGTCCTTATAGGCGATTTGAACAGCCATATCGACCGAATATCCTAATTCGATTAATTCCTTGACCATCACCTCAAAGGATTCTAAGGCCTCATTCAGCGTTTGGCTCGTTGTTTGGTTCGCCATCGTCATCACCTAATGGATTATCAAGGTTTAGTTTTGAGTTCGCTTTATCTTGCTCACGTTCAGCAGCAGACTTCTCAGCCTCGCCGATGATGGAGTCCTTAACCTTTTTATCAAGGTTTGGCATATAGCTATCAAGAACTCGTTTCAAGATTTCAATATCGAATGTCGAGGATTCAAATTCAAGGTCTTTCGCCTGTTGGGCCTGTGTTAGTGATTCGGTAACATCATTTACCTTGAAATCCCTCGGATATTCGCACTTATAATTTACATGATCATTGCTCCACAATTTGTAGAGTTCGATAATATCCTTCTCTGCCTCTTCACATTGAACAGAGAAATCAGATAATCGCTGATTAGTACGCTCGAAATCCCATTGCTTGGCAACACCACTCTTGGCTTGCTGCACACCAATCACAGAATCGATGCCGCTCATTCGATACATTTCATTGATGAGTTTATCAATCTGAGCCATCAACACCTCTGCCGGCCCTTTATCCGGAGCAATATAATCCGGAGCCTTATTCGACTCTGCCGGATAACCTAACAAATTATCTGTACCAATAGTTATATCTTGCAATCCGTTGTGGTCAACCGGCATTGTGAGGATTGAGAATGTTTGATTGTAGAGTATTTGAGATAATAAGGAACCCAAATTATAGACATGGGCATTTGTTTTGGCAATGGATAGGAACTCCGGTGGCGGCAGCATATCAATCTTGCGAGATGCTCTACCGAACCATTGAACGATTGGGATTCTGCCAATGTTATGTTCACCACTAGCTATGACCTTGCCACCCAACTCCTTAATCACCCAAGAATTAGGTGTCCATGTATGCATCCTTGTAATCTTGGAGCCATCAGAGTTGAACAGATTGGATGTATAAGAGAAAGATTTCAACTTCCCACTATCATCAAATTCGTAGTTCGCCACATTCTTAGGTTCAACAGCCGTGAGATATGGCATATTTCTGCTCGATAAGTTATCAGCTAATGTTTCACCGAACTCGCTCACATTGTCTACAACGATATACATCACACCATACAACTTGGCCATTGTGGCATTCTGTCTGATGAACTCTTGCAGCGTAGTGCCTTGCCGGTCTACATTGTGAAGGAACTCATCGAACATTTGGGATTTATTGTATTCCCTTTTGATATCATCCTTGAATATCGGATCTACAGAGGCATTTAGGATTGGGCCTGTGTAGTTTAGATAGTAGGCAATACTTCGTCTAAATTGAATAGACTGCGAACTCTCACGAGTGTGGGCCGTGATTGCACTACCATTGGCGAACATCCCACTACCATAATATGCATCGTGCAGCAGTTCATATTCACCACTTCTTGAATTAGAAAATTCTGTTGCCATTCAATATCCTTTCTAATTAATATTAATCCGGCCGCTCTTGATTTGCGGTGCATTAATCTTCTCGGCAATACCGGTTAGGGAATCCGGAGCATCATCATGAGCATTCTTGCCTTCCCTTTGGTATTTCATTACATCACTCGCAAATTGAGGCCATCTATCTCGCCAATTGCGAGGGAAATATATATGATTCATCACCCATGTGGCATTGGATTGAATACGAGCAATCTTATTGCCACTTTGATGGAATGCATTTATAGAACATTTGTTCGAATTGTATTTATTAAGCAATATCTCACGCACATTGCGGCTGAACCCTCGCCCACCATTATTGGACTCGATATCAGCCACATTCACATTGTTGCGATATAACATATCAGCTACTGCCGGCTCCGTGATTTCCATCGCATCCTTTGTGTAGATGATATCCAATACATATGCCTCGTTGTTGTACACCCCATATGTGATGCTCGATAGATAATCGCTGCCGGTGTCTGCTGTATCTGTGTAATTCTTAATGCACGAGAATACAGGGTTGCCATTCACATCCACAGGAATCTCATCATAGGTGAGAATTTGCGGATATAAACAGCCTTTCAAATCGATAGGCACTTGCTGATAGTTGGCACTTGCGATATCTTCACCCATCGCCCTCACCTTAGATTCGTAAGAGGCTTTAGATAGTACTTCCTCGCATAGCATCGAGCCATCATCTTGCAATGCCTTCATGGTGATTACTTTGGCTTTAAATAATGGATCATCCTTAAAATGCGCAATTGCCCTTCCGGCCAAGTCATCAGACGCCCAACGTGTCATGATGATGATTATCTTGCCGCCTTCCTCTAATCGTGAAAGCATCGTATTAGTGAACCAATCCCAATGCCCTTCCTTGATGTTGGCATTATAGGCCTCTTCACTATTCTTGATAATGTCATCGATAATCATAAGCGAGCAGCCAAACCCTGTTGCAGTACCGGTTGGCGATGTAGCTAGGTAAGAGTTATTCTGACCTTCAATGCTCCATAAGTGAGCCTGTGCATCACCTACAGCCACTTTAGTGAATGGGAACACATCCGAGAATACTGTGATATTGTCATCAGCCTTTGCCTCTTGAATAGAGTTCCTAACAGATTTACTGAACATTTTGGATAATGTTTCATTGTATGAGCCTGTCATTATCTTCGCTGATGGATTATTCCCTATATGCCATTTAGTTAGCATCTGCGCTGTTCTACTCTTGCCATGTCGAGGTGGCATATTCATGATCAGCACATTATATTCATCACCCTCTATGAAAGACTGCAACTCATTACACAACTCAACGAGATAGGCTCTATCCTTCCGATAGAAATCACCGGCCATTAAGTGGCAAAAATAAAAGAACTCCCTTCTTGCGAGTTCCTTCTTTGCTGCTTGTATAATCTTTTCCTTATTCATCATCAATCAGCGCCTTTATATCAGCTGTATCGATTCCATCAAACGGATTATTCACTTCAATGTTGGCATCGACTTTCTTAGAATCTCGCCATACTTCCGGCTTGCGGTTCTTTAGCCAAAAGATTAAGGATGTAGGATTCGGAGCCATGTCCTTTGTTACCCTCTTCACTTCCACAATCTCGCTCTTACCACTTTCCTCATCATCGATTCTCACGCTTGTAACTTCATCATAGCTATATCCTAATGCACTTTTAAGCAATGCATTTTCCACTATGATATCAACTACTTCCTTGCCTCTTTTAATGGCATCGTTAAACTTAGGGTATCTCTTCTTCCATTCGTAGAGAGTGCCTATGTGAATGCCTATATTGTGAGCAATCTGAACATCAGTCAATCCATCTCTTGCCCATCCCTCTAACCGAAGAAGGTTATCCTCTTCAAGCCATTTCTTATATAGTCCTTTTCGACCTGTTTCATATGTCTTTTTCTCCTTCACACACTCACCCCCATTCATGGAAATATGTAATTGAACGCAAAAATACCCCATATCGGCGGTTGTAACCGATACAGGGTATCTTCGCAGTATGTGTCGTTAAGAAAGGAGGATATAAATGAAACGTGTAATTCACCTATCACCAATAACATTATAACTCTATTCAAAAGAGGTGTATATGAACACTTTTTGAAAGATTTCTATTGTATACAATCTTTTATAAAGCATAGGCTCCGAAGAAGTAAATGGCTAAATCCTCAGTTGCTGCATTTAGCCAATTATACACATTCCTTTCGCTCGTGCCACGCTTTTCAGCAATTTCAGAGATACTCAGACTATCGATATACCTATCATGTACGCAATCATAATATGGTCTATCCATTTTGATGCAGTATTCTTTGTATACCTTCATCATCTCATCGATGTGGTAAATAATAAGTTCAGTTCTTCGCTTACTCGCTAGAATTGACTCTATTTGAAGGAACCCCTTGCGATTGAACACTTCATATAGTACCGCTTGCAAGTCAGATGGTGTGAGTGTTTCTTCACTCTTAGCAATGGCATTCATGCAATGCTGTTTCATTGCTACATATCCCTCTAGCAGCACAACTGTATTTTTGACCGCTCTCTCATTGCGTTTAGCCAACATATCCTCATTATGCTTTCGATACACCTCGATTGCTGTCTGTGTTGCCACTTTCACAATCTTTGATAGTTCTTCATCTGATATTTTAAATGGTTCCGGTTCCGGTGGTTTAATATATCCCATTCATTCACCCCCAAATCAGATGTACACCATAGCTGAATAGCAATATAGTAGCCAATACACCCACGATGCTCGCAATAAGCATAAACACCATAACCATTATACTAATTCGATTCACCATTTTGTGATGATCACTTATTTGTTTCTCAGTCAAATTCTTCACTCCCTACTAGCACCGGCCTTCCATTACTCTTCACCTTATATTCGAGTTCCCTTATTAATCTAACCCCATCAGGCATTCGACCATTTCTGAGCAGCCATTGGAGTGCCAACCGGTTCATGCCGGCATCTAACTCCTCACGCTCTTTTGATGTAATCAACTTTACAACTTTAGTGTCGCACAATTCATCTCTCGCCTGTTCCTCGATAGTTGCGATAAATTCCTTGCTTACGCTTGAAACATTAGGGAACCATTGATGACACTCAGCCAAATAGAATGTATCTCGCCCACACTTTTTGGCCATTTTAAGACCGGCCTCTTTAGCTTTCGCAAGGCCTATAATCTCTTTATCCCTAGTCCATTCAACGCAGCCACAATCAAGATATGGCACATATGTTGTATTCATGGCGCACCACCTTCCGCCAATCGAATCTCGTAAGCCTTAGCCACAGTATTGCAGACCGCATCTTTTACATCCTTGCTCCACGAAGTTCTTCCGCCTGTATACACATAAGCATCGCCATTCTCGTATTTGGCAAAATGAAGTGGATACCATATCCCACCATCATATAACTTCGCATATACAGGTGTATCAGTTGCGACCTTGCTCCAATCTGTAATACCTAGATACTTGCCGATATCAAGAAAATTCGGTTCATTGAAATCCGGCAGCATCTCTGATACAGCATCAAGTCGATGGTATTCATCACGCAATAATGTGGAACCATCTTTTTGTTGCTCCGGTTTCTTCTCCACACCTACATAACCAAATATATCTCCTAGATAAACTATATATTTGATTCCTTTATCATACAGTTGTTTAAGCAGCCACTCTCTGCCTTCTCGATTTGATATCATACTAACCCCCTAGTGTCGGACATTCACATTCCCATCTATAATTTTCGAATCTATGTTGCTTATAAAAAACTTCATCGCCATTTGAATTGTATTCAAACTCCTCTGCAAAGTTAAGGTTACACTCATAGCACTTCCCTCTAATATCTATATGATACTTCTTGGCGAGTGCTGAATAATCGTGCTTATCAATCTGCCATGCGTGTTTTACTTTAGCAACAAATATAACAAAGTTTTCATTTATTTCGACATCACTCGTTGCATCCGGTACATCATAAGTGCTTATATACGCACTATTCATAGATTCGAACCAAGCAGCATATGGCGGCATATTCGGTTCAACTATATCACCATCGATTGTAGGCAATGATCCATCGAACTCACCTTTGATGAAATTACATATCTCTTCCGGTGTGCCTCTGAACTTAACCCAACCTTCACACCAATTTGCCATTTATATCACCTCTATTTCAAATGTACTTGCAGCACTCTTTCGACTTTTCTCAGATGAGGGATAGGATTATTTACATATATGATGGAAATAATATCACTTGCCTCGAATACTCTGTATATATCACGCTCTTTTAATCTTATGAACGTGCGATAATGCCTTTCATCGGCTATCATCTTGGCATATGCCACAGCATTCTTTAGTTGGTCATTATCTATTCCCTCGATGCAAGTTAAAGTCAACTCCGGCCTTCCAACAGGAACATCTCTGATCATGAACTCTTCGATACCATATTTCCATAAATCGCTAACACTCAGCATCAAAAATCACATCCAATCATCACGCTAGATGCAGCGGCTACAGCACCGGAAATCACCATTACGGAGAATGACCGGCACACAGCTTCGAATCCAACTCCAAACAATCCTATCAGCCACAACATAATCGCAATGCACATTGATGCAAATGCAATTAGAGATATAATCACAGCTATCGCACATATAACCGCTGCCAAATCTTTCATATAATCACCCTTTCGTGTTTAACCTTTCCAATTTAATCCCTGTATTTAAAAGGCGCTTTCTTACAACTGTGAATGACATATCGCATTCCGCTGCGATTTGTCTAATTGTTAAGCCGCTATTTCTTAACTTAATTAGAATATCAATATCTACGTTATAGCGGTTTTTCTTTCTAGGCTTAATCTGTAAGCCTAGTTCTTTCAATGCAATGTCAGGACTTTTGCGGCCATATATGCAAGCACCAAGAGCCAACCAATTGCCAACATATTCCAATTTCATATATCCCCTCTAATACAATTTTCTATATTTAAACCTTCGAGCAATCCGCCCATCTTTATGTTTCATATAAGCGACCATATCGCCATCGAAATTCTTGATAACTCGTTGCGCTGCGATATATCCGCTATATTGGATATAGGCATCACATTTACCATGACACCCCACTTCTCTAAACTTGCAATCCTTACATGGTGATTTTGACATATATCATTCACCATCGCTCTCCAATTGCTCGATTTTATCTAATAGATCAAACACCTCATCACTTGTTAAATATCCAATCACATCATCTGTGATTGGTGTGTCATAACAAAGTTCATCATGATGCAATACCGCCAATTCATAAGGATGTTCATCATCACAATAAGCAATTCCACCGGTAATTACAGATGCACCATATCCGTTATCAAACCCAAATCTCCATTGTGCGCCATCCATTCGCTCAATATATTTCACTAATCCATTATGATTTTCAAAGTCCTTTTTGTTTTCCATGTTTACACCTTTTTTATCCCTTAAAAAATACCAACCATATTGTTTTGCCCCTACGTTGGCCAATTATCGGCTTACTAGGTAGCAGTTTTTTAACCATCGAGAATGAAACTTGCTCTTCGTTCCATTTGAATATCATAGTTCCGTTCGGCTTTAACACTCGCCAACACTCTTCCAAGCCTTGTTTTATATCTTGTTGCCATTCGCCTTCTAACACACCATATTTCAATTTCAAAAATGATGTTTCTCCGGCATGGAGCAGATGCGGTGGATCAAAAATAACTAAATGAAAAGATTCATCTTCAAATGGCATATTGCGAAAATCACCAACTACATCCGGATTCACATTTAAACTTCTGCCATCACACAGCGTGGTTTCTAGCGTTCTTTTGTCCATAAAAATCGCATCTTCAAATTCCTTCTCAAACCAAAACATCCTCGAACCGCAGCAAGCATCTAAAACCTTCATGATTTCTCCTATAACTAATCAGCTTTATTCTGTACTTCTCATCATCTATTCACCCATTTCATACACCCTATCCGCAAATAATACATTTGTGCTTTAGGACTTAAAGGGTAAGCATCTTTCCTAGCTTTCGCTCGTTTCACAAACCCACCAAACTCATATATATTCCCTCTAAAATCAAAGCTGTCGATTTCATCAATCAAAATTAATCCGGCATCACCGATCATTGATTTAATTTCATCACAATGTGCATCATATAAACTTCTTGGAATTGCGTAATAAAGATATTTAACATTCTCGCAATCATGATATCTTTTCTTTTTAAAGTCATTCCTAAAATCTTGAATGCTTGTTTTTATCTCAATCTCTGTCAAATATCTTGTTTTCAAATCGAAGTATATGAAATCTGCCTCATACTCCGTTTTTCCTACGCAGTACATATTTACGTTTGGGATGCATATCTTTTTCAAAAATAAATGTCTGCCTAACACATATTGAATATCTGTTTCGTTCATATCATCGCCCTGTACTACCAAATCCACCCTTGCGGCACTCCTTGATATCGTCTGCATCATTTACAGTTGTGCCATATGGTGTGAATATCCCTTGAACTAATCTTTCGCCTTCCTTCACATAAAATGGAACCTTGCCCATATTAATGAGAGGAATCATAATGTGTCCTTCATTCTTCTCATTGTTGTAATAGTCAGCATCGATGATGCCTTGACCATGAATGAGGCACACCTTATTATTGATTGCTACGCTGCTGCGCATATGTAGTCCTAGATATTTATCAGAATCGATTTGGCATTTCAACCCTGTAGGCACTAGAACCACATCAAATGGATTTATCACCATGTTTGCAGCTGCACAGATATCATATCCGGCACTTAATTCACTTTGTCGAGTTGGCAACTTAATGCCTTTATGTTTGTAAGCCTCTACGATTTCAAATTTGTTCGTTTTTTCGTTTCATCTCCCTATTTCTAGCTGCTAACTTATTGCCACACGCTCTGCCACAGGTCAACTTTGTGGATGACTTGTATGGAACATCAAACACCGCTCCACAGATTACGCAATGGCGAGTGGTGAAAGGGATGATATCCCCTTTTCTGTTGTTGAATTTATATCTAACCGGTGTGAGATGCGTTTCACTCATTGGTGTGTCATTCCATACCGGCAAATGTTCCAAGAAGTTTGGAATCTTATTTCTAAAACGATCATGCACCGCTTTTCCGGTTGTAATAGTCATGTGTGTGGTTTCCTTTCCTCTAATCCTCAACTATCATGAGGCGCTGACTGAGGTCTACTTCATTGAGATATATCTCTTCAACCCCTTCAATATCATGGACTTCCGGACAATCGATGCTGATGTAATCATTCAAATCCCTTTCGATTTCTTCTGCCTTGCAATGTGCTGCCTCTAATGATTCGGCACGAACTACAACATCAACATCGAGTGTGCCTCTGTATCTAACACGAAATTCATTCATAATTTGAATCCTTTCTTTCTGTAATCCAAATAAGATATAGAGGTGGGATATCGTTTTTTCTTCGATATCCCCTTTTTCTTTGGCTTGCTCACCTTTGGCTTGTTGGTGGTGTCGCACCTTCTTGCCTTTAGTTGTTGCAATACACTTTCATCGCTCGCTGCATCGATGGTAATCTCCACACGAGGGTTTTCTTTGTCGAACCCCACTATATGGGAGCCATTATAGTCGGCAATCCACATATCATCTGAGATTATCGCTGCATCTTGCAGAATGTCGCTTGTGGCTTGTAGTAATCCAACGAGATCCGGCCAATTTTTCCAATCTGCTAAATAGTAGCGGCAACAGATTGAGATAGGCCCATCATAGGACTTCAAAAGGTTAAGATTGTTTAGCTGTTCTAACGCTATTTTTTGATAACTTGAAAATGCTTTTGATGGTATGAGTTTCATGTTATTGCCAATCTTAACGATTCGACTTCCGTTCTTTTTGGTTCGTGGCGAACCATAAATCACTACTTCCACATTGCACCTCTATATTTCTGCTTTAATTTTCTAATTCTATACCCCAAATTTAACCGCTGAGGCTCGTCTAATGTTTCCCTCGATAGAATTATCATGGAGAATATTAACTCGCCTTATAGAGCGTTTAAATCAATTGAGCGGTTTATCCACCCCCTTATCAAACTCACCGGTGATTTCAGCGAATTTTTTATCAAGTTCCTCAATGCCATCAACACCGGCCTTCGCTGCTGTGAATCCAAGCGCCATTTCATCGAAGAATTGTTTCTTATCTGAATCATCAATCATTGATTCGAATATCACCTGTGTGGCTGCTGCGCACAATGCTATAGCAACTGATGTGGCACTTTTCCATTCGCCTTCTTTGTATTTGATTCGTAGATTGTGATTCTTTTCTTTAATTTTGATTTTTCTCATCTGTGGGATGCTCCTTTGAATATCGCCTCTTCATATTCACCTCTGAGGCGGTCATAAATGCGTTGGCTGTAATGATCTTTAGTCCAACTATCGCTGTAATTCGTTGTTAATACGATAGGTTTCATTCGGTTGTAGCGGTCTATGATGATGCTCTCAACCTTTGCTGATACCCATTCCGATTTGGAGTATTCTGCCCCAAAATCATCGAGCAGCAAGAGTGGTATATTCCGCAGCTTTCTCTCGTAGTCCATGAAGGCCACGTTATCGCCCTTGGATAACGTGAGCATATTATCCAAGAGGTTCGGCATTGAAATCATCATGCCGCCTTTGCCCATGTCAATCGCTCTTTTAAGCACACTCACCGCAATTGATGTTTTCCCTGTGCCGGCCGGCCCTCTGAGGATTAACCCCTTTCCGAAATCAAGATTGTATTTGAGGTTATCCGCATAAGCCTTCACGATTGCATAGGCATCTTTATTTTCTGCCGGAAATGTTCCGTGTTCACGCAGCCAATCAAATGACATGGTTGCATAGCGTTTGGGGATGCCGGCAAGGTCATAGGCTTTTGATTTTTCATCACGAACCACTATCGGACTTTCATAAATTGGTTGATAGAACTCATACTCAGGTTCCGTGAACCCTTGCTGATTCTTTATCCCAATCGACTTGTTCATCTTTTTTCGCAGACTTTCGATCATCTGCGTAGGATTGTATTTTTCTATTTTTCAACACCCCTTCAATGTATTTCACATTGGCGGTTCCCTTCTCTTTGGCCACTTCCAATGCACTCAATACTTCATCGACACCATATTCAAGAACTAGGCTTTCTAAAACTTCCATTAAATAAGAAGAGATATCACCAAAATTATTCAACCAATTATTGAATACAGGCTGCATGAAACTCTTTTCTTTACTTTTATTTACTTTATATTTACTTTCCTTTATATTTTCTTTTCTTTTCTTTACTTTACTTTGTTGCATTTCGGCACTCATTAATTGAGTTTCTGTAGACATAATGTCAACATTAACTGAGTTATTGTAATCATCATGTAAACAGTATGCAGTCAATAACATGGGTTTCTTCCTTCTTTCTGTTATCTTAATGTAGCGACTTTGTATTCCTTTTGAGGTCAATATTTGATGCTGCTTATACATATCGGCGGAAAATAAATCAACCTCACACGCTTTTTCGATAACAGCAGCCACAATCTCGACACTTGTTCTTGTATCAAATGCAATGAGATTAATCTCATCATCAGTAACCTTCATAAAGTAACCTTCATCTTTGTAGATATTGGTTAAAATGTAGATGATTACAGCAATTGACGAGGGCCCATGTGCCATCATGATTTTTCTGATTTTGATATCAGATAAGAACCCCACATTTAGAGGGAAGTAATCCACCCCTTTCGCTATTGGGCGAGCCATTTATTACCGCCTTCCTAGAACTTTACATATTCTTTAGATCTGCCCATCTTCAAATATCCAATTTGAAGAGCGTAATCAATCATGCTTTTTACATCGTTGGCCGGCACCTTTGTGCGTTTCTCGGTTAGTACGAAGAATAACGGATTATAAGGGATTGGTGAGCCATTTGATTTCAATGCATTCGCCTTGATGGAATCCTTCACAGTAACCCATGCAGCGCCAAACTGTTGCAGCATCTTATCTTCATTGTTCATCTTTCACCTCGTCATTTCCGATTAATTCATTCAATGTTGCCACCTCTGTATTGGAGCAAGTACAAACAAAGCAATAGATGGAATATAATTCATCGATAATTGGTTGCTTAGAATTGTAAGCACCATTTTCTTTTGCAAGCGCCTTGATTCGCATCAATAACACCGCTTTTACTGTTACATCGAACTCATGATTCATTTTGATATCCTTTCTTTTAACACTTTCATCACTTCTGCTGCTTGTGGGCCGTGTGCCATTTCGTGGCATTCCCTACACAAACAGGCTAGATTATCAAGATTCGACAAACCACCTCGGCCACGGAACAGGATATGATGCACTTCCGATGCCATCGCACCACACAGGACGCATAATCCTTGATCACGTTCAATGGCCTGTGGTCTAGTCTTTTTATATAAGGCCTCATCAGCCTTCTTTCGGCTGTTCATCTTCCCACCTATCAAGGAGTGAATTGATATAGCTGCTATCCTCTAGTGCTATGCCTAACTGATTGCATTCTGTAACTAGACTATCAATTAGCCTTGCCATCTGCTTAGTGTCATAGGATGAGGAACCCATATATAGGAATAGGACTGTGGTTCCATCAATCTTTGTGCTTTCGCCCATATCCTCAGCGAACCACCCCAATCCGTTCCGACTCCATCTATCCATGATTTTTTGTTTAGCGTTCGGCAACACTAACACTCGCTCGAATACACCGCATTCTCTTATGGCTCGTTTGTACACATCGACCTTCGATATATAGCCATTCTTGGATAGTTCCTTTGCGATTTTTTCGCATAGAACCCAACAGAATGCGTTTGCATTCAAGCTGCGAGATTTAGACCTCTTTTTGATTTCGATTGAATACTCAACATCCTTATCGATTTCAGCGAGTTCATTATCTCGTGGAGCCGGCATCATAACCATTACTCCGATAGGGGATTTGAAGGTTTCAACACCTTTGGTTATCCACTTCATTAGTAGCTATTCACCCAAGCCTTTAACTGTTGAATTTCACTCAAATCTAGTTGAGTACTAATCTTATTGAATGTAGCTTTTGTGTATTTGGCTAAATCGGATTTCTCGATGCCTTTTATTGCTGCTAACTCAACAACTTCATTCAAGGCTTGAATTGTAACCTCGGACACATTATTGCTGTTGCCATCGTCATCCTCTTCCCACGCAACTCCGAGGATTGAAGAGAGGCTATATCTTCGGCCATACGTTACCACGCTGCCAACACCTTGCGGATCCTTTTTAACCAATGGCAATGTGAAAGGCTCTGCCTCAATCCACTCTCCACTTTCATGCAGCAAGCGTGTAGTTACAGTTACAGTTCCCTCTGAAGTTTCCGGAATCTGCAAGAATGAGATGCCATTCTTCGCCAAGATAGGTCGAACAGCTTGCAGTAACGCATCAAGCGTTACATATTTAGCTTTTAGAAATGCATTCTCTTTTGTGCGTTCCGGATCTGACACCTCGGCTTGGAATTTAGCCAATGCCTTTGAGATTTCAATAAGTGATTCACTATGTTTCATTAGATTCTGCTCCATTCCACACCGATTTTATTCAAAGTTTCTTCGATGATTTTGCGTTGAGATTCAGTCAATTTCACAACATATGTTGTGCGGATAGGTTCTTCAACTTCCTCAAATTTCATATGTTGTTGTGGGAGTGGAAGTTCTACCGCTACAGGCTCCAACTTCTCAACATCGATTGTTTTGGCCTTAGCAGCTTGCATCTCGATTTCCAATCGTTTATCGAACTCATCGGATAGATATCCATCTAACTCGGAGATAGAAACATTCATAACCTTATGAGCCACATCATCGAAGGTGATTGGTGTATTCAATTCATATTGTGAGTTGAATAAATCAATCTTTAATTTGACCATTTCTTCCTTCTCTGCTCGCATTTTAGCAAGTTCATCATCGTTATTTTGCTGCGTTAAGAGTTCATTCATTGCGGAGTCAATGGCACTTGCTGTGGCATCAATTTTGGCGGTTTTGTTTTGCCACCACTTTGGATCAGCCACAAAACGATTTCGATATTCCTCACGAATACCAAGCACCTCGAATTTATCTCGAATCATATTCATTACTAATTCTTTGCGTTTCTCGGTTTCGATATTCTCGAACTCTTGAATCTGATTGGAGATAGGTGCCTCAACTCGGCTGACTACCGCAAGAACTTGGTCGAGTTCAGCTGCGAACACGTTATAAGGCTCTTTCAATAATCGTTTTTGCTCGGTGCCAAATCGCTGCAAGTGTGTGCGAACACTCACGATTTCACGAAGGACACCCTTCATTTCTTTCAAATTATCCTGTGTAACTACAAGATTGTTATATTTTGCTAGTTTCTCCTCTAAATATTTGGAGATTTCCTCATTGTTCCATACCGCTCGGCCTACAGATTGAATCAATTGAGGCTCTACATTTTTTACTACTTGAACTTCCGTCATTTCCATGTGTGTGGTTTCCTTTCTTTACAATTCACATCGAATCATCTAAAATATAGGTGTGTGGTTGCCTTTCTTGTAATTCGCAAGAAGGCTTAGTGCTATTTCTCCTTTTGAGAAATGGCACTTTTTTTATTTTGTGATGAATATCACCAAATTAATAAGAGCAACAGCCATTGTGATGGTGAAGATTGTGGCTGCCAATAGATTGATAATTTTATCTACCATAAGCGAATATATTCCCCTGTAACCCACCAATAAGAAATACCGAAGAATAAAAACAGCGTGAATGCTGTGAACACTAGCATTTCAAATGTGCTTGGCTCGTTATTGCGCAGCGCTCTGCGTTTGGCACGTTTTTCCGCTGCTCTCAATCTGTGAATCCTCATTTTTATATTTCCTCTCTTTCCATTCCTCAAAATCAGCTAGATTCTGAGGATTTTTATAAAACTCATATATTGCATCTATTAATAGGTTCATGCGATATCCTTGCACACCGCATCAATGCCTCGGCTTTTCATGATTTCGTGGATCATCAATCTGCCTTTTTGAGTCCATTTTGTGGTGATTTTAGAATCTAATCGACCATCTGAACGTGTGAATGTGAATGTTTCGCTTTTTGTGTACCCTTTGCCCATTTGATTTTTATATAAAATCCATTGTCCACTCACGTTGCGTTGAACTTTCTCTTCTTCGAGGATTTTATTCAATGCTCTTGCTGTGATATCGTAATCAGCAGCAATCTGCGTGATTGTCAAAGCACTTGTGCTGCTTAGGATTTCATCAACATAATCTCTGATTGGCTTGAACTCGGAGATTTGTTGTTCCTGTGCAGCAATCAACACCTTTTGCTCATTAATTACCATATTGGCAATTTTCAAGGCTCTCCCCATCACCTTCTCCGGTGAGTTCCACTCACGTTCGACTTGGATGAAGTATTCCCTAGCCTCTCGACCTTTGTCATTTCGTGCAAGCATACATAATTGTTTCCCCATCTCAATGGTGAGTTCATGCTCTGTGATATTTTGTCTGCCGCCATTTGAGTTATGGACTTTTTTGTCCGCTACTCGATAATCAATGCCCTCTGTGAATCCGTAATCACACATTCTTGCGAACCATTTTGTGTATGGTGTTTCGATTCCGAGGAACATATGAAGATCTCGGCCACTTACGAATTGTTCATCTGTTTCTGTGATGTTGATAGGAATTAAGTTCATATATCGTTCTCCCTTACTTTATTAATCCGTAGTACTACATCAATTCTGTAATGGACACATTAAAGCATTCAGCTAACTTTTTGAGGCTGCTCACATTCGCTGAGTTTTTACCTCGTAACCATTGACCGACAGCCGCTTGGGATAAGCCGGTTCTTTTGGCTACTGCATAAGCACTCATATTTTGCTCGTGCATCAATTCTTTAATTCGTTCCAAATTCATTGCTTTATCACCTTCCTTTTGGTAGAATAAAATTACTAAACTTTTACTTAGCAAAATAATAGCATTTGCATTGCTATGTTTTTGCGTTGCTCTGTGATTACATATTACAACGCAAATGCTACTATGTCCAATTAACAGTTTATAAAAATAATTATTTTTTCTTAAACAGAATAAGGTGAGCATATGGCATTCGATAATATATTTGAAATCATGAAGGAACGAGGCCTTACAGCTTATAGAGTTTCAAAAGATACAGGTATCTCACAGGCCTCTATAGCGGATTGGCGAAAAGGACGCTCAAAGCCTAAAATTGATAAACTCAAAATATTAGCGGAGTATTTTGGTGTATCATTGGCATCGCTAACAGGGGAAAGCAACGAGATTGATGATACTCAACAAATACAAGCACAAAATGGGTATTATGTAGACAAAGAAACGGCCGAATATGCTGAAATGTTGCGTACTCGGCCGAGTGCTAGACTTCTATTCTCGGCTGCGAAAGATATATCAAAAGAGGATATGCAAAAGGCGGTCGAGTATATTGAGTTTTTAAAATCTAAAAATAAATAATGGTATCCATCAAAACGTGGATACCATAAATGGGGAGTGTGTTGTGTTGGTAGTAAACATAATTTACTGCGATTTACCATCCGTTAAGGCTATCTCAGAAGAAACGGAAGATATAGATACTCATAATATCTATATAAATAAAAATCTCCCTCATGGTCGCATGAGAGAGGAAATTAAACATGAATTAATGCATATTATTAATGATGATTTTTACTTAGATGAACACGTTAATCTAGTTGAGCAAATGGTTCGTAGGTCAGATATAGAAGATTCGGAATTGGAAAGCATCGACTTTTATCATCATTTTAATGTGTAGTCATAAATAAAGGGAGAATTTACTATGAAAAAATTGATCATCTCATCTCTGATATTATCTATGTTGGCAATGCCTTCGATGGCAGCGAGTTTATATGCACCATTCGTGCCGGCCTACACCGCATCAAATGGAGCAGTTGTTAGTGTGAAATCTGATTTGGATGTGATTAATTATAAGAATAATACTGTGGAGATAATTCTACAGACAGAAATCAATGATCCATCAAAGCCTTATATCACTCGCAAGATGAATCATTTTTATTATGCGCTAGATCCTAGAGGTTCCGGCATCCCATATTCTGTTTTGTATCGAGTAGATAGATACACGCACATAGCAAGAAACTCCGCCACAGTTTTAGATGGTTCTGTTACACCTACAATGATAGTGCCTCTTGCTGAAAGTTCAGACGAATATAAACTTTCAACATATGCCTTCAAGTTCGCTGTTGAAAGCGGCAAGATGGCGAAAGCAAAGGCAAAGAGCAAATAAAAAAAGGCCCTATTAAGGGCCTCTATTTGTATATAAAAAGAAAAAACCGCCATGAATTGGCAGCATGGCGGAATTTCTTTGATTTACATTTGATAATTCTTATTTAATTATATCACCAACAAGGAAACCACACAATGAATAGTTTAAAAGCTGTAATATACGCTAGATACTCATCGGATAAGCAACGAGATGAATCCATCGAAGGGCAAATTCGTGAATGCAGAGCCTTTGCAGAGCGTGAAGGCATTATTATTACAAACATATACACAGATAAGGCCCTCTCCGCTCGCACAGACAATCGACCGGAGTTCCTTCAAATGATAGAGGATTCAAAGAAACACCTATTTGATTATGTGCTAGTCTATCAATTGGATAGGTTCAGCCGCAGCAGAGAGGATAGTGCTGTATATAAAGCGATATTGAAGAAAAATGGTGTTAAGGTAGTAAGTGCGAAGGAGAATATCACCAATGATCCGGCCGGCATCATCTTGGAATCCGTACTCGAAGGCATGGCAGAATATTACTCAGCCGAACTATCCCAAAAGGTCAGACGAGGAATGACGGATAATGCCCTTCAAGGGAAGGTCAATGGCACCCCTACTCCTTTGGGTTATGACAAAACAGAAGATAAGCATCTCATCATCAATGAGCGTGAGGCTCGTATCGTGCGAACTATATTTGACCTTTACATCAAAGGCCACTCTATTCCCTCTATATGCTCACATTTAGACTCCAAAGGGTATTTATCAAAGCATGGTTCTAAATTCTCATATGCGGTGGTTAGAAGGATATTGAGCAACGAGAAATATATCGGCACAATGCGATGGAATGATATTGTTATAGAGAATGCCATCCCTTCCATCATCTCGAAGGAGATATTCGACAAAGTGCAGCACGAAAAAGGTCATAGAATTAAGAAAAAAGGTGCTAGGAGCGAGTTTTATAATTTATGCGGCAAATTATATTGTGGTAAGTGTGGCGGTCATTACACAGGCAATACAGCCACATCACACACAGGAGCCAAGCATCATTATTACAGCTGTACGAACAGGCGGAAACATAAGACTTGCACAGGCAAGAATATCAAGCGTGATATCTTAGAGGATATTATTATTAATAAGACCATCCATATCTTAAATGAACCCAACACCATCGCTCAATTGGCCAAAATGACCACAGAGGCAAGCAGCACGATGCTAGGTGATGCGGAACTCGAATTGAAACGCATCGATGCTCGTATTAAGGAATTGCAATCAGAATTAGAGAATTATATGAAGGCGATTGCAAAGGGATTCATATCTGACACGTTACAGAAACAAATCGAGAATGCAGAGGCGGAACTTCAAGACCATATGACACGCAAGACGAACCACGAAATCAAGGCGCATCCTATCAAGCTAACAGCGGAGCATATTGAGTTCTTCCTTTATAAAATGGCGAAAGAAAACCCCACCACCAACACAGGCAGAGCGAGGATTCTTGACACGTTCATTCACTCTGCGACCATATATGATGATAGGGTTGAAATAACATTTAATTACAACAATGACCTACCCCAATTTAAAGGACAGGTCATTGTTGGTTCGTTTTCAGTTGATGTGGTGG